AATGCTAATATACCACCAATAGAATGTTATGTAAGAGGTAATTATCTAAGAGATCAGAAAGATTCTCATGATAAATACTTTGAGTGTGTTGTATTTGGTTTTACATCTATACCAAAACAAGTACCACTATTTCATTACATGATGACAGATGGGGGTATCTGGTGGAGAGCACCTGTATCTGCATTCTGTAAAAAACCTGGAGTAAAAGAATTACCCTTAAATGAATTAATGTTATGGGATTCATTTAGTTACAATGTAAGTGTTACTAGATTTTATCAATTACAAGGATGTAAGATGATGTATACATCTAGAAGACGTAAACAGAGAGAAGGCACATATCTATTTACAATTGATTGGTGTGCGGGCGATTACAATGAATTAGATTTTGGTTATGCAGAAAAACCAGATCAACATAAATGTGGACACGTAATAGAATTAGATGATGGTAACTATGCTATACAACCTAATAATAGACTAAGGATATTTGATCCATCTATGGCAGCTGATCCAAGCAAACCTCTTATACATAGATTAGTTAATACTAGAATATGGTCTGTAGAAGACACATCTAAATGGATAACTGATGAGAATGAAGAAGGCAGTTATGACTATGATTATAAGGAGATAAAAAATGGCGAAGAAAAAGTCGACAGTAAATAAAGCAGGAAATTATACCAAGCCTGGTATGAGAAAACGAATGTTTAATCAGATTATGGGTAGTTCAAAGGGTGGAAAACCTGGACAATGGTCAGCGAGAAAAGCCCAGATGTTAGCTAAAAAATACAAAGCTGCAGGTGGTGGTTATAAGTAATGCTTAATTTTATTAAAAAAATTTTAGGTATAGATAATCTTGAATATAAGATTAGATTACTTGAAAGAAAGAATTATTGGAGAGAAAAATACAATGGTAGCAAAGGTATCAACAATTAAAAGTAAAATAAAAAAAGGTAAGAAGCTAGGATTTAGTGAACGTGCTCGTGCAGTAAATAAAGGTTTGTTACCAAGTAAAAGGAAAAAAAATGAAAAAAGCAAAAGCAAAAATAAAAAAAGTTATTAAAGGTTTAAAGGGTGCTGTTAAGGCACACACTGGTCAACACAAATTATTAGCAAGTGCTTTAAAAGGTAATGGCAAAAAGAAAAAAAGATCCTAAGGTAGGAACAGGCAAAAAACCAAAAGGATCTGGTAGGAGACTCTATACAGATGAGAATCCTAAAGATACTGTTGGAATTAAGTTTGCGACTCCTACTGATGCTCGTAAAACTGTTGCAAAGGTTAAGAAGATATCTAAACCATTTGCGAGAAAGATACAGATATTAACAGTGGGAGAGCAAAGAGCAAAAGTTATGGGTAAATCGCAGGTGGCATCCATATTTAAAAAAGGTAAAGAAGCTATAAGAAAAGGGAGAAAAACATAATGGCACTTGCAAAAAGTCAAAGGAGTTTAAAAGCATGGGGAAAACAGAAATGGAGAACCAAGTCTGGCAAGAAGTCTTCGGAAACTGGGGAACGATATTTGCCAGAGAAAGCAATAAAGAGTCTAACATCTGCGGAGTATGCGGCAACGACAAAAGCAAAACGCCAAGGAACAAAAAAGGGCAAACAGTTTGTGAAGCAACCGAAAGGGATTGCAAAGAAAACAGCTAAATATAGGAGGTACAGCTAATGCCAGGAATGATGAAAAATAATATGAAAAAAAATGGTATGAAGAAAACGGCTATGAAAAAAAGATTTAAAGGTTTTTCTAAATTACCAGAAAAAGTTCAAATGAAAATTAACAAAAAACTAGCTAAGAAAGTATAATGAGAAAAGGATTATACGCTAACATCCACGCTAAAAGAAAACGTGGAGATAAAATGAGAAAGAAAGGTGCAAAGGGTGCACCTACTGCAGCACAATTTAAAAGGGCTGCAATGACAGTTAAAAGGAAAAAATAATGGTAGCTAAGAAATACCAAAACCCCTCAGGTGGATTAAATGAAGCAGGTCGTAAGTATTTTAAAAGAACGACAGGTGCTAATTTAAAAAGACCTAGTAAAAAAGTTGGTAATAAAAGACGTGCTAGTTTTTGTGCTCGTATGAAAGGTATGAAAAAAAAATTAACATCTGCTAAAACTGCTAATGATCCAAATTCAAGAATTAATAAAGCACTTCGTGCTTGGAATTGTTAGTTTATTATTAATACATGGAACTATGGATGAATATGGAAAACATAGAGATTTCCTAAAAAAGATAAAGGAAGTCAAATCTCAATATAGCCCAGATTCATTTGAGGCTAATGTTCCTGATGATTTTATTCTAACAATAGCTACAGTTGAAACTGGCAACTTTGATTTTAAAGGTGCTGATACAGCTAAGAGAGCCAATAACTTTTTTGGTATACAGGCTGTAGGTAATGAATCTTTTATATTATCTCAAGATCCTAATAAAAAAGCTAAGGTTAGGGCATTTAATGATGCAGAGGATAGTATAAAAGGATTTTTAGAACTTATGAAAACTGGATCTAATTATACAGGTGTAAGAGAATCTATAGCACGTGGTGATGATACATTAAATTATTTTGATTCATTAGGTAAGTACGCTGAGAAAGAAAATTATACAGAATTTTTAAAAGATGTATATATTACAAAAATTTTAGATTTCATGAATCCAAAAGATGATACAGGTAAATTAATTTTACCTACTAGAAAACCCATGAAGTCTCAGATGAATAACTTAAAATAAAAAAGGGGGAGCCATAAAGACCCCCCCACACAGGCAACAACAAGACATTTAGAGTTTTACTCTAAGTGTCTTTTTTTTTGTCTGATTGATACAGAGATCTATCAGACCATCTTTTTGTCCAGAGATAACTATTAAATCTTGAAGTACATCTCTCAACAAAATCTATAATTCTATTATGCCAGAATATCTTTCTAAATTTTTTGTATAATCTGTTTAATATCATCTTCTAATTTTTTACCCATAGAGTTAGCATGATTAATTATAGCTGCACATAGATTACCATGATATGGTAAACCTTTTAATGCTTCTCTAATCTTACCTACAGGCTTACCACCATAGTCTATAACGATGGAATTCTTTTCATTTAAACCTATCTTTAATTCAAATAGTAAACCTGTGTATTGTTTAGTTTTATTTTTTTCCGACATCTTTCCCCCCATCTGTATTTACAGGTGTAAGTGTAGATAGAGAGTTCATCAGTTTAACAACCTCACCATAAGGTCTTGTCATCAAGTATCTCATAATATCCATTAGTTTTTCAGAATCTATGTGATACATTCTAGGGGTAGGTTTTTGTGTTTCTTTCTTTTCTTCTGTCATTTTTATCCTCATTTTTTTTCTTTTGGTGAAATACTTCATACCAAGTATCACACTCATCACAATTATACATACTTACAATATTATGCTTTGACTCTGGATAAGTATCTTCAGTATCATAATCATTATTCCATCTTACTTCCGCATTACAATAAAAACATTTCATTTATTAAAATGGTATATCGTCTTCATTAGGATAATGTTTATCTATTGCTTTTATTTTATCAGTTGCACATGTTATTGCTGATAGTTGTTTATCTATCTCTTCAGCAAATTGTGGATGTTCTCCTATACCTACAGGTTTATCTAGGTATATTTGTATTGTAGCTTTTGCTATATCTACTTCTGCCTCATACTTCTTTTTTAAGGCATCTAATATATCTCTACTCATTACTCTGCTCCTTTTAGTTTATAGTATTTGTTTTCAATTAAATCCTCATCATCTAGATAAGGATTACTTTTTGCTTCTTCTGACTCTCTTGCATCTCGTATTGTTTGATTTAAAGTTCTATTCTTAACTATACAATTAGATACAAAATCTTCTACTTCCATCACTGCTTTTTTAACTTGCCCCATTTGTCACCTCCTTAACTAATCTATTTAAATACCACTGAGCCTTATGTAAATCCTCTAATGGTTCTCCTTTAAATTTATATCTAGAAACATACTTTAGTATATTACCTTTTAGATAACCATGAAACTCATCACCTGTCATACAATCACTAATAACATCTATTGTTTCTTTTTTACCATGAAGATAATGAGATGGTGCATTTACATTATCATACATAACTTCATTTTCATATGACATATCATGACCATGATCTATCTTCTTTGTATATGTTCGTTTATCTTTTACCATATTCCCTCCTAATAGTTTTAATATCAATCAACTCCATATTATAATT